GCCAAAAAAAAACGGGCCGCATTTGGCCCGCTTTCAATCATTGGTGGTTGTTTAATCCCACGCGCTAAACTCCTTTAAAATAACCCCGCCTCCGTTCGGCCTGTGTACAGGCATTAAGAGCACAGTAACTATTGCACTTTCGTTTGTTCGTGCTGTCAACTTTAACGCTCTGCATTCTCCGTAAAAATCTAACTGGACTACATTACAATTGAGCTTGCATAGGGCTTCCGATACTTCTAAAAACATTGCCGCGTTAAAATAGGCCGTTGGTGCGTCCTCTGTTCGTCCTAACTTAACTGCTACTAACTTAGGCGCGTCTTTACTTACATTCCTTCCTCTTATCTCCGCTTGCTTAAGTCCTCTGTGTAGTGTATCGGCTAACATATTTAGCTGTGCTGGTGCTTCTCCTGCTGGTATTACATTCCTCCACTCTAACGGCTTCGCGTCTATCACTTGGCCTGTTTTGGCGTGAATTAAGCGCGTGCCTTCGTAGTTGGCGAGTTGGTCTGCGTTGTTGTCTATCTGTGCGGCTATCTGTTCGCCCGTTTCCCCGTATCCAATACCTTTCAACGCTGCTGTGCTGTATAGCGTTTGCGCTGCGTCCGTTATCAGCGTTCGGTCGCCCGTGTATAGCTCAACGCTTAATAGCTTATGAGCGTCCGTTGCTGTGGCCGTGTACAGCTCCAAGTGTATTGCGTGTTGATTGTAGCTCGTTTCGTCCTTACGTGCGAACGATTGTAGCACATTAAACAGGGGCGCGGGCTTGGGTGCTTTTACCTTGTCTCCGTCCGTTGGTGTTGGTACTGTCAACACTACGTCTTCAATTTGGATTCCGTGCTTCAATTTGATGTTCCAAACATTCAGCCAATGTAAAAGGGCGCGCGTAAATTGTGCCGCGTCTTCGTTTGCTACTTCTACACCTGTTAAGGCTGTGAAGGTTTGCACGTGGTCGGCCGTTCGTTTCGGTTGGGCGTTCCAAGCGTCCGCGAATTTGCGGGCGGTGCTTGGGTTCATTATTTCATCAATTGCGCGTGTCAAGGGGTTAGGTGTTGGCGGGCACCAATTGCGTTCGGTTGTTGGTTCCATGGTTGGTTGTTCTGGGGTTGTTGTTGTGTGCATTGTGTAAAGTGTTAAGGGGTTAGAATTCTGTGATTAGTTCCACTTCTATCTCGCTTGCTGTGCTGCTGCCGTAAAAGTTTCCGCGGTTGTCGGGGCGGTAACTTAGGCCGTGTTGCTCACAGCGTTCTGTGAAGTGTTTCAGGGCTTCCGCAATATTGCTAAAGGTTGTCAACTGCGCGTGACTGGTTGTGTAGTTCTTGAAAATGAGTGTGTACATTGTGTTTAGTATTTGAGGGTTGTTATTATTGAACTGCTGTGAACGGTTGGAAGTTTTCCACTTTGAGCGCATCAAGTGCGAATGTATCGACCTGCACTTGGTCAAAGTGGTTTGAACCTGTGCTCGCTATCTTTACGAGTGCTTCAACCGCTTGTTTGTAATAGGGTAAAATTTGGCTGGCTTCGCTTCCACAATAAACAACACGTGAATAGGTGTCGGCTTTGAGTACCTTTAGTAGGTGCGTTGCTATGTATACTATTTCTCGGTGTTGAAATAGGCTGTATTTGTCGCGCATAAACTCGGCCGCAATGTTCACAGTTTCCGCGCTGTTTGGGTTTAATACATGGCTTCGGGTGTAGTTCGTTTCGATGTCTGTACCAAGTAACATTATCGGGTAATAAACTCCGCGTTTCGGGTTGTTTAGTCGGCCTGTTTTCGGGTTGACTGTTTGTGTCACGTGGCGGAATCCTTTCCCGCTCTTAAATTCAAGTGAGTGAGTGAGGGTGGTTCTCAGATTGTAACCGTATGGGTAATTTTCAACGGTTACTGTTTTGCTGGTGCTGTAATACTGTTTCATATTATTATTTTTTAGGGGTTGTTGTTTAGTTATTAGCCCAACCGCAACCGCGGTTTGTGGTTGTCATGTGGGTATGTCCTGTGCGCTTGCTCTTCAAGTGCTGTTGGTGGTGGTGGGTTGCGTTGCTGCTGGTGCTGCATGAATTGAGAAGAATTGCAACGGCCGCGGCTGTTGTGATTGTGAAAAGTGCTTTTTTCATTTGTGTAATTTTTTAAGTGTTAAGCGTCTCAACCGTTGAAACGCGGGGCAAAGATAATCAGGAAAAAAGAAAAAGCAAGAAAAAAATTCACTTTACCCTAAAATTTTTTAGTAAGTTATTTACTTTCAGTAAATTAAACCCCTAATTTTTTTTTTGCTGCGGGCGTTTTTTGGCTTGTTTGGTCGTGCTTTCTGGGTTGTATCAACGTGCGGTTGTGGTGCGTTTCTGGCTTGGTTATCTCTTAAGCGTTTCAACCGCTCATGTTCACTTGTTGGTGTTCGGTGTTTGGGCTGTTCGCGGTGGTGCGAAGGGCGCAATTGAGCGCATGTATGTACGTGCGCCCGTGTTACGTGTACGTGCGTATGCGTATGCGTATGCGTACACGTGTGCGTATGTGCGCCCGAAATCGCCTATGAGGGGGTACGTGAAAATCGCCTATGAGGCATGAGACGAAAAATGAAAATCAGAAAAATTTTTTTTTTTACGCCCGTACCTATGATGGGCTGCTGAATTTCACACGTATGAGCGCATGTATACAAATACACCTATGACGTACATGATGAATTTATTGAAAATCAACCAAGTACAAAAAAGTTTGCTATTTTTTCATTTTTTTCTTGACTTTTACAAATTAGCCGATATATATTTGCAGCCGAAATTCAACATAACCCATAAAATTTACACAACATGGAAAAAAACTTTGTGCACAGAAAGAATCCTGTATTAAAGAATCAGCATCTTATTGAATGTGGGAATGTATCCCTACACTTACATGAAGCCGACTTCGATAGTGATGAAGAGATAAATGAATTTATCGAGTTTTTGCTTAAAAAGTTAAACGCATAATCAATTAATAATTCAATCAATAAACACTTTAAAATTTACACACCTATGAACACACAATTTTCTTCAATCGACTCTTTGTTGTCAAGCATCGAATCTACACAGGCATCAAGCATTAGCACGCTTCAGGAAGTAGGCTTAGATTGGCGCGTTAATCGTGTACAATTGTATACACCTGATGGCACACCAGTAGACTATTTCGCTAACCAGCGAGCCGACAATTCAGAGGTTCTTGCGGTAGTTAGTGATGGTTATCAAATCTTTCAGAATGAGGAAATGGTAGAGCTATGCGAATCGCTTGCAAATACCTTTGACTATAAAATACACAAAGGTGGGCAAATGGATGGTGGGCGCAAAGTTTACATTCAACTTGAGTCTGATAGCGTGTATGGCATAGGCGAAAATGATGATACGATTAACCGCTATATCACAGCAGTTAATTCGCATGATTGCACTACTTCACTATCCTTTGGTTCACTTGGCTTTACTATTAGTTGCAAGAACACTTTCTTTGCCGCTGCCCGTTCAAAGAACATGAGCCGCATCCGCCACACTTCATCTATGCACGAACGAATTGACGCTGCAAAGAGACAAATCGAAGGATTAAAGATGGAGGAAAAGAGCCTGTATGAAAAGTTCTTTAGTATGGCAAGTGTAGAAGCCACACCCAAACACATTGCACAGGTTGTTAAGCGTACACTTGAGATTGATATTAACCAGCGTGCAAGTGATTTGAAGGAAAACTATTCAACCCGTAGAATAAACTTGGCCGAAAGTTTACTTTCCTCAATTAAGCGTGAGATGAGTTACAAAGGCAATACATTGTGGGGGCTTATGTCTGGTGTAACTCACTACACTTCGCACGTTCAATCAGCACCAAATCGAGCGGAGGGTAGAACTGAAAGTAAATTGATAGGACAGGCTCAAAAAATGGATGCAACCGCATTTGCATACTTGAGCGACGTTATCGCATAATCAACCAAAATAAACTCAATGGGCGGTACAATTCGGTATCGCCCTATTTAACCCTACTTACTTTCTATTTGCCTATGGATATTTATTTAGAACAACAAGCACCTTATATCGCCCTACGAACCGATTTAGATACAGCCTTATTCCTACTACACTTTGCCAGTAACCTGTGCATCCAATATCGGAAGCATGAAAACGAAATACGGGCATCATGGTATGAATTAACGGATGAAGAGGCCGCATACATAGCGCGGCAAATCAATCGAATGAAGTTAGAGATTAATCAAGTAAAATATAACTGAGTGGCTTGTGTGTGTGTGTGTTAAAAAGTTAAGCCCCTCTCGTTTGGGGGGCTTAGCTATAAACACTTAAATATACACAAACACTTATATTACACTCAGCAAATATACACCCCTAAAAACAAAAGTCAACACTTAACTCTTATGAACATGGAAGACATATATACCAGCTATGGTTTAAGAAGCGAAAAAGAGATTTATCAGTATTTGGTTGAAAGTTATTTTAACGGCCAATTAAACCAAGCTAAAAAGATATTTCAGGAAATACGCTCTATCAATTCCGTGCATGATTATGTAAAGAATTTTACAGAAAATCTGGAACAATGGTTTGAACCTGATACTTGTGATATTATTAAAACTTTCTTTAAAATAAAAAAATAAAATTGATATGGTACACTTACAAAAAAAAGCAATCGATAATTTGGCTCAAATTCTATACGACAACGAAATTAGAATTACCAATTATGACTATGACCGCGCCATGTGGGTATTGACGAAAATCAAAGCAGGCCAGCAGGTAATCGAGCTATTTCAGAAAGATTCCTTTCATGTATTCCTTGAGATTATGAGGCTTGAAACCGTTAATAGTATGCACAATGTGTTCAAACCTATATGAGAATAAACACAAAAATGTTAATATCTATTTATCAAAATTATTTGACTTTTGTATAAAAAACACATTACCTTTGTGGCGATAATTTAATCAATAAACACTTAAAATCACACCTTATGCAATCTCAACGATTTAATCATGCTGCTATAAAATTATTAGTCGGTAGCACCATAGTAGAAGCCCATGACAACTATATTAAATTAGATAATGGCTTCTTTTTTTATCTTTCAGACTCTGAAATTGAAGTTCTAAATTCATAATCAATAAACACTTAAAATTTTAACACATGCAAATAAAATTCCACCATTGTGGGTTTGCTGAATTTATTGCAGCATGGCAAGTATCGAATAAACAACAACCCATGTTTCTATCAATTAGTTATGACGATAACGAAGAAGTTTATAGTCTTGAAATACATGACGATTCCAATCAATTAGTTGAATGGTTTAATTATCTTGATAAAGATGAGGTAATTCAGGACATATATGAAGCGGAGAAAATTCATAATAAATAATCACTTAAATTTTACACTATGCACAAAGTACATCTTATCAAAGGTGAGGAAATTGTAACCCACCCGTTTGAAAATGCAATGGAAGCAGTTCGCTTCTATTACCTCAGCCAAATCAATCCTTTAGAGCCTTCAATCATTGAGCTTGTTCCTTCTGAATTTGAACACTTTGATTTCATGCCTCCAAAGGTTAATTATTTCAGCGGAACATTCGTTAATGAGTATTTCGTAGGCAAATGCACATTGGAGGCCGCTGATGGCACGTGTGAGCATTTTGAAGGGGTAATATCCGTTCATGAAGTAGATTTCGGTAAATATGCCACCACTCACCATAATAACACCTGCAAGCAAGCTATTTTAAATTTACAATTAGCTGGCGGCAAAAAAGTAGGACGCAATGATGATACTTGTCAAACTTTTCTATTGCTCGGTGACAATATGATAGCCGTTGATGATACAGGTCAAATCAAAGTATCTTCAAAAATGAGCACTTGGAATACAGCTATTGAGGAAATTATCTATGAATACGAAAACCCATACTATGACAACGATGAAGAAAACTTCGCAATCTAAAAGCCCTAAAAAAGCAATGGCGGGAGCTAATAACTCCCACCATGCTATCGAATCACTAAATGAATCGGAAAACAACAACAAGTGCAAAGATATGCCGCTATTTAGAGAATGTATTGAAAAATTTAGTGACATTGAGATTAAGTTCATTCTGATGCAACTAAATAGAGACAACATGATGGGTAGAAAGATTACCCGTGTTGAGCTAAAGGATATTGAACAGGAATTTGTTCTAAAAGTAATTAGTAATTCACCAGTAGCCGAATATGGCTCACTTCTCAAAAATATCATTCAAACAAAACTTTTAAATTCAATTTAACATGAACACTTTACAACAAACCAAAGGCTATGAGATTTATAGCAAATCTCAAGTTAAAACTACCGCTCAATCACTTTTAGATGAAGTACAGGAAGGTAGCATTGATACACTTTCTACACTTGCTCATCTTGAGTTTATGTCACAGGTGATAGAACTTGCAAAAGAAGAACTAAGGACAAGAGCTGTTGCCGAATTAGATTTATATGGAGCTGAAGCAAGAGTAGGTGTAGTTCGTCACGGGGTTACATTCCAACAAAGGGAAGTAGGAGTTAGATACAACTTTGAAAATACACCTTCATGGAATGAAATTAAGGCAAAGGAAGATGCTATTGCAGGTCAAAGAAAAGAACTTGAAGAGCAGCTGAAAGTCCTCAAATCCAAACAGACAATTTTGGACGAAGGTACTGGCGAGTTAATAGAGATGAACCCTCCAATCAAAACTTCAAAAACGTCCGTGGCTATTACTTTATCAAAATAATCATTAACTTTATTGTATATTTGTAAAACAACAACAACATGAATCAGATTGAAAAAGCAGCAGCTTTTGACATTGAACGCGTCAAAAGTTATCTAAGAAGCATGAACCTTGCTTCGAATTTAACTCAAGCAGAGGTAACTCAATTTATTGAAATTGCACAGGGATTTGGCCTTAATCCTTTTAAGCGTGAAATCTACGCAAGTAAGTACGGCAATAACTTTTCTGTAATTGTAGGCTATGAGACATACATCAAAAGAGCAGAGAGAAGTGGTCGTCTTGCTGGATGGAATGTAACTACCGATGGTAAATTGGATGATGGCAGTCTACGGGCAATTATCACAATTCACCGAAACGATTTTACTCACCCATTTGTGCATGAAGTTTTCTATTCAGAGTACGTGCAAAGAACTAAGGAAGGTCGTCCTACTAAGTTTTGGGCAGATAAGCCTTATACCATGATTAAGAAAGTTGCAATGGCTCAAGGTTTCCGACTTTGCTTTTCCGACGAGTTAGGAGGAATGCCGTACACAGCAGACGAGCTTCCTGACCATGTAGGCCAAAATCAAATTGTGATTGAGCCTAAAGATGAAAAAGCACCTTTAATAGTTTCCAATCAGGAGGTATATGACAAAATTCTCGTTTGCGTGGAAATGGATTGCCTTGCTGAGATTTGGAAGTCGAATCCTGAGTTACACAACCATGAAGAGTTTAAGAAACTCGTAACTGAAAGGAAGGCTTGGATTTCAGAATTTGATAGAGTAGAGAATATGCTTGAGAAGATTAATGCTTGTAACAGCGTTGATGAAGTGGCTGACCTGTTAAGAGAAGAAACAAGTAAAGAACTACTTGAAGCGGGTGGAAATAAGATTGAAAGTTTAACTAATAAATAAATAAAAATGGAATCAGTTATGGAAACAGTAGAGAAAACTATTACAAACGTAGAAGCAAAAAAACAGCTTAAAAAAGACATAAAAGAAAAGTATGGAACTATCCAAAAGTTTTGTGAGATTGCAGAATTTTCTTATTCTAAAATGAACATGCTTTTTGCAAATCGAATGAAAAAAGAAAGCGAGGATAAGATGATAAGTCAGGTTGAGGTTTTGGTTAATCAAATGGTCAAGCAAATGGATAACCAAATCATGACTGAGGACGAAAGAAAGAGCATCCGAGGCCTCATGTTTTCCAAGCACAAAAACGTCAGAACTTTTTGCATGAACCATGAAGAGTTTAGCATCACTTTCGTGTCTAAAATTATCAATGGTCAGCGCAGAAAAAAAGATAAAAAGTATGAACGTTTTTTAAGTGTAATTTCACAATAAAACCAATGAGTAAAGACCCAGCGTTTCTTTTTTACTCTTCTGATTTTTTGGCTGGAACTCAAGACCTTACTATGGAAGAAAGAGGTCAATACATCACCTTGCTTTGCTTGCAACATCAGAAAGGTCATCTTACCGAAAAGATGATACGGCTATGCTGCGGCAATGCCACGGCAGATGTCATGGCAAAGTTTCGGCAGGATGAAAATGGCCTATTTTTTAACGAAAGATTAGAAGAAGAAATTGGGAAACGCAAGAATCATTCTGATAAACAACGAGTTAGGGCTATCGAAGGATGGAAAAAGAGAAAAAACAATGATTGCCAAACTGATGCCACGGCACATGCCACGGCATATACCACGGCAGATGCCGCGGCAATGCCTAATAATATATATATAAATAATAATACTATTACTAAGTTAGAAGATATAGTTATTAGTAAAACATCTAATGAGTTAGAACCTATACTCAAAGAAAAAGAAAAAGAAAAAGAAAGTTTGTCTAAAATTTTGATTACTCACCCGCTTCAAGTTTTCATCCGCGATAACTGCCCACAGGTTTCAAAACTCAAAAAACAGATTACCGCTGATGAATGTGAAAAGCTACTTTCCAAATTCAACAACACGGAAATAGCAGACACACTTGTCGCAATGGAGAACTTCAAACAACTCACAAGCAAGTACGTCAGCGTTTATCTCACATTAAACAACTGGTTAAACAGGAGACCCAATGAATCAACTACCCGCAACAACCCAAACAATCGAGGAGCAAATTACGAAAATGCGCTTCGGAACTTTTAAGGGCAAAGAAATCGTTCTTGCTCACCACGAAACCCGAATATGCGATTTAAGCGATTTAGAGCCACTCAAACAAGCTCTGCGGTATGTTATCACCTTAATCGGATTAAAGTCCGAAAATATGCCCTCAGAATCGCAAAAAATGGTATTGTTGGATTTTATTCAGAGTGAACTTTGCTATTTTAGTCCTGAAGAGTTTAAAATTGCCTTCAAACTTGCAGCAGCAAAAAAGCTCAATTGTGATGTTGAACACTTTCAGAATTTCAGCGCAAACTATGTTGGAAGAGTTATGGACGCATACTCAAACTACAAAGCAAATGCAATGAGAGAATACAAGTCGCAACTTGAGCAAGCCCCTGTTGAAGTAGAGATGACCCAAGAAGAAAAGACACTTGTGTTTTACGAATTTGTTGAAACTTATATTGTAAAAAAGTTTGAGGCTTATCGTGAGACAGGTGTGCTTCAGGGAACACTTAGTGGATTTGGAGCGGTATTTAGTACGCTGGAGGACAATCTAAAACTACTTCAACTGTCAATTGATGAAAAGAAACAGGTTTATGAAGTAGCCAAACAAATTCATCAAGCTAAAAACGCAAGCAAAAAGCCAACAAGCAAAGATGAGGCAAAGCAAATCAGGGTACTTTTAGAAAGAACACTCAAAGAAGGTTATGATAATGTCTATGAGGGTGAAATCAAAAAGCTCTGCTATGAGATGTGCGTCAAAAGTTTTTACGATGACTTAATTAAAAATAAACGAGATTTACGCCAAATTATTGAACAATTTAAACAAGAACAGTATGAATGAAATGGTAAATTATCCTGCGGCAGTAATGTTCATCCTAAAGAACATGTACTTCAATGAATGCACCTTTGAACCCGAATTGGATGAAGAGGGAAACCAAAAGAAAGATGAAAAAGGTCGCGGCATCCAAAAAGCCAAGCATCAAGATGGCAAAACATTCAAGCAATGGTGTGAATTTCATCAGCTTGTAGTTAGCGAAAGCACTATTATTAACCCAAACGCCAAGCCACTAAAGATTGTGAAGCCTGGAATCGTAAAGTAAAATAAATGAAAACATTTTTACTGATTATAGGAATGTGGACTGCTTTTTTTGTCTACGCTTGCAATGGCGATGACCCGCAAGGTTATGGAGAAGAAGAGTATTGTAATTGTGGAATGGTGCGTGAAGATAGCATACATTCCGCAACTCAAAGATACTTGCTAATCGTTGAAAATGAATGTTCAGGAAATGAAAAGACCTTTATAGTTGACCCGCTGATTTACAGCAAATACTACAAAGGAGACAGAATCTGTATTAACGACCAATCACCTTGGTAAACAAATCAAAATAAATATGAATAAAGTAATCCTATCAGGCAATGTGGGCGCAGAGCCACAATTTAAACAAACTGAAAAAACAGCAATTTGCAATTTCAGAATCGCAGTAAACGACAAGTTTAAGAAGGACGCACCACCAACTTGGTTCACCATCTCAACTTTCGGTAAGAGCGCAGAATTTGCAAATAAGTACATCAAGAAAGGCACGAAAGTCTTAGTTGAAGGTAAAATCCAGCTCGATGAGGTTGAGAAAGATGGCGTTAAAAGACTTTTTGTATCAGTAATCTCAGACAATGTTGAGCTTATTGGCGGCAAGACTGATGCTCCATCTGAATCAAACGGACTTGAAGAAGATAAAGCCTTACCATTTTAATCCCCAAAAAAAAACAACAACAATGAAAAAGTTACTATTCTTGGCTATGGCAGTTAGCCTTCTTTCTTGCAAAAAGGAAGAGCTTGAAGATAAAACAAATACAATTCAACCACCTGTTGCATCTACTCTGAAATTGTACAAAGATTTCAATCCGCTTGCTCCATACCAAACGGCAACATTCATTTACACCGATGTTGATGGTCAAAGTCAATTCAAAACAAATCCAACAGGACTTGAAGTTACTAATGTAGATTTCTCAATGCCCGTTAAAATCACAGCCTTTGCTGGTAGCAATCTTGACCCCGATGTGCTTTGTGATTGGACGCTTAAAAAAGATGGAGTTGTAATTGATGTTCAAACAGTTATCAATTACTCTTACGAGAATTAATAAGTTAGCCTTCACCGCTAAGGATGTTAGTTTAAATGGTAAAACGCTGGCCGATGTGGGTTCGAATCCCACACATCCTTCTAAATTAGAATTATGAAAAAAAAATTAAGTATTATTGAAAAAGTAGCAATGACATGGACTTTTCCTCTCGTGCTGGTTGGATTTAGTTTCTTATCACTTATGGCAATCTTCTTATTCCTTCTTGCCTCTTTCTTAAATATATCGGGAACGATTGGGGCTGCAATTTATCTATTTGACCAAACCAAACTGATGCTCATTGGCAGAAGGCTAAAAAAACTTGTTAAAAAAGACGAGGAAATGTATAAATTTGGTTCAGAGAAAACTGAACAAAAATGAAGACACCTTTAAAGCTCTTACTTGCAGAGATTGAAGACAACAAAGAGAATGGCTGTCTTTTTCAGTTAAGAGTTATAAAGAATGCAATTGAAGAGTTGCTGGTTGAAGAAAGGAAACAAATTGAAGATGCTTTTTTGCATGGCAAGAGAGATGGATTATTGAACGTACATCAAAAACCTGAAAGTTTTTTTAATTCAAGATATAATCAATGAAAACCGCTTTGCAAACTTTTTTAGACAATGCTGAAGATAGCCTGAAACAAATTGATTGTGAGCTACTTCAAAAAGTAAAGGACTTGCTACAACTTGAAAAAGAGTGTGTGGTTGGTGCTTACGAAGCAGGAATGATTGCTGCTTCAAATGATTTGAAAATTGATGCTATGGATTATTTTAAAAGATTTTACTCCGACCCGAATGAAAACTCCAATGCAAGAATTGATATGCAGCTTGGCTTTGACACAGGACAAAGCAAAAAACGCAAAAGAAAAAGAATTTCTTGATTCTTTAATTGACCTTGCTATTGACCTTCAGCGTGATGAAAAACATACAATCATCAAAGCTTTTAACGAAGGACAAAGGCACGGAATGTTTGATGGTATACTGCCGATTGATGCTGGAGCGATATACTACAACAAAAATTTTGTAAACCCCAATAACAAGTATAAATGACAACAACAAAAAGAACACCTGTTCGGGAACTAATTGATTCTCTGAACATTGCAATGAAAACGCAGATTAAAACTGAAGATGTAGAGCAAATGCTTTACGATATGCTTGAGTTTGAAAAGTGGGTTATCGCTGAGGCGTATGAAAAAGCATTGACTAACATTACAAATGGCGTTAGCATGGATGGACTTCAGTATTACGAAACCACATTCGATAACCAATGAAAAAGCAAATTGAACAACTAAAAGAGTGGAATCAGGCGTGTGGTATCTTCACGCCTCCACACTTCATTGCGCTTCACAAGGAGCGAATGAAATTGCGATATAGCTTGATGGAAGAGGAAAACTCAGAGTACATGCTTGCAGACAGTCACGTTGAACTGGCAGATGCTCTTGGTGATATGCTTTACGTCCTTGTAGGAACTATTGTAGAACATGGACTTGAAAACAAGATTGAAGACATCTTTGATGAGATTCACCGTAGCAACATGACCAAGGTTGTAAATGGCTCAGTATCAAAGCGAAGCGATGGCAAGATTCTCAAGCCGCAGAGTTATGAAAAGCCTAATATTGAAAAGATTTTATTGCAATAATTCCAATCAGGCATATATTTGTGCCCTAACTTATATGAAATCAGCATATGGAAAGAATATCCTTTGATATAGATGGCGTTTTGACTACTGAGAGAGGTAGAAAACTTGCCAAAAGAAAGCTGCTTGCTGGTTACGATGTTTGGATTGTAACCGCAAGAAGACAAACTGATGACAATACAGCCTATGACTTTGCCAAAGACCTTGGCATACGTGATTCACACGTAGTTTTTACCAACGGTAGAGACAAGTGGAAATTCATTCAGAAGTACAAGATTATAACTCACTACGACAATAATCCTGAGCAGCTGAAGAAAATAAAGGAAAACACAAAAGCTAAAGGCATTCTAATCCGATAAACATGGCAAAGAAAACAGCAACACTTGAAGAACTCAGATTTAAAAGACTTGATTTGCTTAACCGATTTGTGGACGCAAAGACACTTTTCTTAAAGAACGCAATCACCAAGCAGCTCAAAACAGTAAACCAGCAATTATTTACACTAACAAACGACACGAGGTATCTATGAAAAAGCAAACAGCAGTAGAGTGGCTTGAAGAAAAACTAAAAACATATTGTTTATTAACTATATCAATAAAAGCAGATTTTGAACAAGCCAAAGCAATGGAGAAGGAGCAGATTATTGATGCATTTAATTATGCACGTTATCGTTTGGGGGATTCATCAGATTACTACAACGAAACATACGGAGGTGACGAATGAAATACAAGGATTTTAAAGACATGATTCAAACGCTTGACTATCAAGCAAAGAATGAAAACGCTCTCTACAAACTGAATGTAGACATCTACGAGCATTCAAACGAATACAACAGAGTGATAGAACTGCTGATGAGCCACTACTTTGGCAAAGAGGGATGCGATTGGATTACTTGGTTCTGCTATGAGAATGACTTTGGTCGCAAAAAGATGGAAGCAACAGACAAAGGCAAACTTATTTGCCAAGACATCAAATCACTTTGGGAATATGTAAACCAATTGAAAAAATGATAGATAAAATATTAGAGTGGTTTCCCGAAGAGGAACTGCTAAAAATTGATGGATTTGATGATGCAATCATTGGAATTGAGGATTTAGATATGCGACTTATCTATTCCTGCTCAAAGATTATTGAAATACTTCAGCAAGATATGAGCGAAGAAGATGCCGTAGAGCACTTTGAATACAATATCAAAGGAGCTTGGGTAGGGGACAAAACACCAATATTTTGCATTGATAATTTATAGAAAAAAGATGAACACGCACGAGACAATAAAGAACCTAAGAATGAGCGCAAGCTACAATCAATGGTACGTAGCAAAAGAGCTAAATATCAGCCAGCCTGAGTATTCAAAGCTTGAGAATGGAAAAAGAAAAAAGATAAGCGTTGAAATAGTCAAAAAATTGAGCGACCTTTACAATATAGACATAGATGTATTTTTTAAATAAATCAAAATGGCGAAATGTAAAATCACAAGGGCGACAGCGAAAGGAAAAGCCTGGAAAGCAGAATGCTCAGTTGAAGGTAAAAAACGAATTATCCAAGGTGGACAAGATACCCAAAGAGGTAAGTGGGGAACACAAGGTGGCAAAACCAAAGCCCAAGTCAAGTCGTTTCTTGCGCGTCATGGAGAGCCTAAAACGGCTAAGCAAAAGATAAACGAAATCAATTGGAAGAAGGGAAGCCAAATAGGGAAGACCATCAACGTACCCAACAAGTTCTTTAAAAAGAAGTGAAGCACGAAGAAAGCAATATCCAAAAGAGCTGCGTAGAGTGGTTTAAATACAACTTCCCAAAGCAAGTTATTGCCTCTTTCCCTAATGGTGTCTTTATCAGCGGAACACCTGTTCAAAGAGCAAAAAGATGGAATATCCTGAAAGCAGAAGGTGCAATGCTTGGCATGCCCGACCTGATAATATGTATTCCATCAGAAAAGTATCATGCCCTATTCATTGAAATGAAGACTTCCAAAGGAGTTTTGTCTCCAAATCAGAAACAAACCCATCAGCTTTTAAAAGATGCTGGGTATGAAGTAAAAGTTTGTCGCTCACTTGATGAGTTTATTCAATCAGTTCACAATTATTTAGAATCATAAACAACAACTAAAATGAGAACAGCAATGCAGCAATTTATCGCTCGGCTAAAGGATGCAAAAGACTCTACCCAAGCACCAACAATGAAAGTAGTATTCAAAGTAGCTATTGAAGAGGCAGAAGCCCTTCTTGAGCAAGAAAGCCAACAAATCAGGCTTGCTTATGTGGAGGGAAAAGAAGACCACACAAAAGAAAAGAATATCACTTCCACCGAATACTATAACAGCGTTTATAATCACGACAAACTTAAAATACAAGAAAATGCTAAAGAACTTTGAATCTGTTACACACGAACTAACATCATTTGAACTTGAATGTGTTGAGTTTCTCGGTCAATGGTTTATGGCAAACAAAGGGCGTAAAAACTCTCTTAAAAACGCTCAAATATCCAAAATAGTAGAGAATAAGTTTGGTAAAAAGCTTGTTGAGGCAAGAGTGAGAAAGGTTGTTCAGGCTTTACGCACAAATGGACTTCCCAACCTTATTGCGTCAGGCAAAGGCTATTTCTACACCGAAGACGTAAAAGAAATTCAAGATTGGATTATAAGCCTAAAGCAAAGAGAGCTTGCAATAAGAACTATACGAGAAAAAGCTGAAAGACAGGTAGAAATTATGCACTTTGCCAAACAAGCAAGAAAGCAAATGCAGATGTTCTAAGAATTGATTTTCCTATCAATATAAGCTAAGGCTACATGCGATAAAGAAGCTCCTGGGATAAAATACCACCAGGAGCTTTCTGTATAAATATATAGTACAACAAAGCAAGCCGCAAACACGTAGACATTCATACAGAATATGCAATTTCCCAATGGTTTTGCAATCGGCTTAAAGGGACTGTTTTCAATTGCCTTGAGTACATTCTGCCAAAAGCCAAATATTTGATTTGGCGCAATTAGGTAATCAATAAAGATTGTAACTAAGGCAGCGGCAATAGAAGTAAACGTCACCATGTAAACCTCTTGAAGCATTGTGGTGGAAGACAACAAGGCTGTTAGTATTGCTCCAACACATATTCCTGAAAATATCGAGATAGGTATTTCTAACTTTTTCATATTAGCAAATTGGTACAATTCCACTTACTTCAAAACAACAAGCACCATCATTGCTTGTCAAATAAGGTACTGCGCTTCCTGTTGGTGTCTTGATTTTTATGGTAGTTGTACTATTTTCATTGAAAGTAAAATCAAGTACAATACTATCGCCCGAATCAAAGTCAGCTTCAATTTCATAATATCCTCCACTTGAGAAAATTTGGAAAGTATAAGTTCCCGTGTAAGGAGCGACAATGCCAAATTGTATTTCCTCATTTGTAATGAAACAGCCTATATTTTTAGCGCATCCGCAGTTCATTTCCTTAGTATTTGTAACAAATATAATTAGCAACCAGCATTGAAACACGGATTTTGGCAATAAAATTCAAGAGCCATATCCACATCAGCTGTCAAATTGAAGTCGTGGGCAACAAAAATCAGGTTTTTGTCAAAAATCTTGGGAGCTTTTGATTCTTCGCTTAATACCTGTATAGAATCTATTTGAGATGAAACAGGGGTAATTGTAGCATTAGCAAAAGAAGATGAAGATGGCAAATTAGCATTCATAAGCACAAATCGTATCCTGCTTTCAAGCTCATAGGCATCTACGTTCTTCATACACGCCACAATACGCATTTGGTATTCTACGCGCACAAAGTTTTGCATGCCCGTAAACTTTTTCTGAGAAGAATCACCATAAGTTATCTCCCCTGTTGTTCTGTGGCGAATGTAGAAGTAGCTATCGTCATAATCGTTTAATCCAGCAAAGCGATATTCGTTTACGCCATCATCTTGGATAAGAACTCGTCCTTCTTCATCAAGTCGAGCAATGGCAACGCCCTTTTTAAAGTCAATCTTTGATAAAAGGTCTTGGGCTAAGCAATGTATTACCTGTTTCATTATGCAAATATTTTATCAATTTGAATATCTAAGGCTTTACCGACAAAGACTTCAAGAACATCTACCTCATCATCAGTTGGTCTAAAAATATAAAATTCACGCAAATCCTCTTGCTTTAAAGCTTTTTCTTTGTAGTCAAAATCGTTATCAATCATTATAACAACACTATCCTTATCGGCAACCTTAGTTGTCATACTTTTTCTCAGTCTTCCGCTAAATTTAAGGTCTACAAAATCAGTCTGCAATCCCTTTTTCTTACGAATATCTCCCCAAAGAGCTGAATAACCAATGCCTATTGGGTTTTCATCTGAGTTTAGACCTTTCAGAAATATGCGCTCTTTCATAACCCCCTCCACGCCTCTTGTCGGGGTTAAAAGGATTTTATTGGCTTCATTAGTTAATAAAGCTTCAAGCTTGCCTAATTTCAGTATTGCTTGGTCAATTGTCATTTGTTTCTAATTGTTTTAATTAGATAAGCGATAGAGCCTATGGCTAAAAATAAGGCAAAACAGAAGATTGCTATCCAACGAATAGCGTTTTTAGTTTCATCAACTTGCTCAATAGCCTTCTCCTTGATGATTTCAAGCACCTTCTCAACGCGAACGGTATCAGGAGGACAAGTGGTTTCCACAAATACAGAATCACCAGGAAGGAACATAAGCTCAGTCCTGATGTCGGTCTGATGGTCATGGATGATTAAGGTGTCGAGCCGCTTATATTGAACAAGAGTATCAAAGGTTCGGCTTTGTGTAACAATTACCGTGTCCTTGTAATAGGTCTTGATTTCCGTTTGAGCAGGAAATCTTTCAGCACACTTCTCCGCAGTTATGCAGGAATTAAGAAAGATTGCTATTGCTATCGGTACTGCTTGTAGAAGAAGATATGTTCTCATTTTTATATGTGTCAACTTTTTTGTTAATCCAAGTAGCAAAATCCCTCTTAATGTATCCCAAAAGAGAAAGGTTCTTAATTAGGGAAAGCATATTAACAAGGACAATTGGCACAAAGATACCTTCATTGAGCCATCCAAGAAATATGCTTCCCTTAGCAAGATTATTAGCAAACATCAACAGTCCTATATGTGATAGCAGCTTCCAAAAGATAGATAGTGCCTTCCTTGTGTCAACCGAATCCCTTTTCCAAGCCACAACAAGGCTTGTAATATGGTCAGCGGCAATGAGCGCAAGTAAGGCAAACAATGATGCCGCAGGTGAGAAAATCCAGTCTTCTACAAATCCCGTGAAAGCACCAATTGAGAATCCACCTACAACGGTTATCAATAGAACATGTTTTTTGAAATTCAAGCATAAAACTTCTATTGCAATGGATTTCATATCGTCTTGCAACGTAGAGTTAATATACGACTTGAGTTTCAAAAAGTTCTATTTCGGTCGTGACGTTGGTCGTGGTCTTGCTGATGCTGGTCGAACCGCTGGTCGTGATGGCTTTCCACAAGCACCACATGCTTTGATGTTGTTATTCATTTGATTTTTTATTTTGTTAGTTTATATTTGCATTGATAATAAGCGAAAAACGGTTATATCCTCATGACGAACATTGCCTCACTAACAAGTGGGGCTTTGTTTTTATGGGTTTCCGTAAACATATCTTGATTGGTTGCAAATCACACAAATGTCATCAATACGCTTGAATAACTCAGGTAATTGATTTACAACAATCTTCATGTGTCTATCATACTGCATACTAAACTCCTCGTAGAGAAAGTTTATTTTATCATTGTCAAGCAAAGTAACAGAATTAAGTCTATCTGTTGCCTTTGCCTCCTTTACAATCTCAAGTCCTGACTTGTAAAGAATCGGGAAGCGTAAGTGCTGAGATATGATACATATCAGCTCATCAATCTTACATTCAGCAGTCAACTGTGCCTTAATTCCATAAGAATTGTTTCCCACTCCTGAACCACTCCATCCATTTACAAGCATGAACTGAGAAGACTTGGAAGAACAACTGCATCCTGATTTCACATCTGTATCAGCTGGATTGATGGCTGTATTATCCATCACAATGTAAATCTCACGATTAGATGAGATATAATTAGCGAAAACACTTGCCTCACCATTTGCATCTGTTATAAAAGGAAATGAAGTAGAGTTCAAGCCATCAATAATCTGAAATGAATGCGCTGTATTAGCCTGTTGGATACGGATTTTAACCTCTCCAACAAACACACGCATCATGCGAGTATTCTTGACTGTTGCCTTTATGCCTCTATCGTTAGGGGATGGAGCAAGGTAGTTAGAATTGAAATCACCAACCAAAAGCTCATCTATTGCGCTGTTTACTCTAAAATAAGGAAGTAAAAAGCCGCTAAGTTCTTGCATAACAAGCTCAGAGGCAAAATTAATCTTCTTTTCGAGCAGTTGAAGTCCACTCATGTATCCGCTATCAGCAATGTCTGCCGCCATACGGATATTGATTCCTTCAAGGTCGTTTATCCACAAACCGCTCTTTGGATTTGCAGAAAGGCATTTTACGCCAATTAAATTATCAAGACAACTTGGTAGCATATCCGAATGGGTCTTTAGTGTAAATGTTTTTTTCAGGTATTCCTATCATTCTAAGATAGGTAGGAACAAAGAACGATGGGCAAGCCTTATTGTCGAATTGATTGTGTCCTGCAATCAAAATATCGGGCTTATATGCAATAACCTCTCTAATTATCGCTTCAAGTGCTTGGCTTTGCTCGTTTGACAATGTGTTTTTAGCTTTTTTACCACTAACATCAAGTCCACCAACATAGCAAACATGGCGTGAAACCTTGTTCATGCCCTTTACTCCATTGGTTATCTCATTTGCATCTACGAACTTATCGCCATCATGTTTCACAAATTGATGCCTATCTCCATCAAGCAAAATAAGGTCGGAATATCCAACCTTACTCCATCCGCGACCAGCAGGTGGTGGCGCTGTGTGCAAAGCCTTGACATGTTCAGCACCTATATTCTGCCCTTCACGAGTGGCTGTGCAATGAATGATTAAGTATTTAAGCTCATTCATTTGATGTTTCTTCTTTAGGCGTTTCTTCAATCACCTCTTCTTTCTCCTTCTTCTTTTTGATGTAGAAAAAGAAAGTAGCATGTTTTTCATTTTCAACTACTTCAAGAGATACAGTTGGAACTTCTTCAAGTACCCAATCCAAAACAATTTGAAATTTCTTCTCGTTTTTGCGTCTGAATCCATCAGAGCGGATAACAAATAAAGCGCCTTCACCCTTTTTTAGATAATCAGCAAACTTTGGCTTTGCTATTTTGCGATTAGTTTTTGCATCAATTGGAAACAAGTTAGCCAATGCTCTTGCTTGGTTTACTTCATCAATTTTTCCACCCTGCAATATCAAATGCTTAATCTCTTCTTCTGTGCTTTTTCCAGCAAGTATCTGAATTGAGTGAGGAGAAATATTGCGCCAAAGTTTTTTGATAGCCAAACTAATATCGCCATTTACTCCATCTAATTTTTCTTCAAAGTCAATCATATTGTTGTTTTTTATCGTTTACCAAATCTTCTTGCGTTCGTTCTGATGGCATTTTGCATTGCCTGTGCGGTTTGACATCTGTTATTTGCCCTTCTTGGAGAACAAGCCTCAACTCGTGTGGTTTGGTCAACCTTGTTCTTTTGAGGAGATGTTGATGGCGGTGGAGCTTCAACTCCGTTACCCGAAAGCGGAACAATGATAGAATTGCACTCATTAATGCTTATTGTCAAATCCTGTGTTGCAGCACCAAGTGTTGATGGAGTAAAACTCACCATAATCTGTTGACTTCCACCACCTGGACATACAGTTACACCGCCAATATCTGAAAAAGGAGCTGTCAAAGTGCTAACGAAAAAGTCATTGCAACAAAGAAGCGTATCAGGCACATTTATATATAAAGAAGAACTATTTCCAATAGCAACATTGCCAAAGCTTAATGAAATAGGGCTTATGAATGAAGATGGGTCAATAGATTCAAAGTAATAAATAAAAGTTGTTATACCTGTCACATTATCAAGAATTGTTAAAGTAACTGTATCAATACTTTCAGTTGATGGAGCGCAAACGACATAATCAAGTGTTACAGCTTGAAACGGGTCTAAGTTTAAAGGCAAAGAAAGAGGACTTCCATCAATAAATATGTTTCCAACACCAAAAGTAGATGAAAACGCTAAATCAAGAATTGTTATAGGGAAATCATCATTATTGGTCAAATTACATGAAATCTGACAACAACAATCCGTTATTAGCTTGTAAGTATCGTCAATTCTGTTGGGTTCTATGCAATTACCTATATTAATCGCCATCTCAATTTATTTTACATCAAAGATAAATAAAAAAGGGAGCTGTTACACTCCCTTTTAACCATAACCAATAACAATAACTATTAACCTACTCCATTGAGGTCAACTTCAACACCGCAAAGCATGTTCAAGCTCAACCAAGAGATGGTTCCATCAAAGAAGATATTACCTGTTGAGTTATCTTCAATTACGTGGTCAACTTCAATTGAGAACTCATCCACGATACCATAGAAATAACCATCACAAGTATAATAGCCCCAACGGTAAGATGAAGAATTGTTGACGATTGTGTTCCAAAAGTCTACATCCTTACAATCTTGAGGGTCACTATTGTAATCCTGGAAAGTCACCTGATTCTCTTTACCAACGAGTTGCTCAGGAGCGCAAGAAGAGATACGCTTCTTAGTGAAGCTGCCTTTTGGCTTTTGAGCAAGAAGCAATCCTGAGAAAACAACATCGCCTGAGGCAACAGCTGCTTCCCATTCAGCACGGCTTCCAAGGTTAGTAAATACATAATCACACTTAATAAAAGCAAACTTAGAAATACCGCCATTACGAACGGTAATACCGCAACCACCCGTGATTGATTCGGGAAGTGCAACGGAGCAAGTAGAAGGACAAAGTGCCATTTTATTTAATTTATTTTAGAGTTTAACGAGGTTTTATTAGTCGCAACCTACGATTGTTGAGCAATCTTCGAAGTTGAAAGTGTAGTTTACACCTTCGTTATCGTCACCTGCTGCAAATGCGTTAGATGGAAGGAAGAACATAGTCCAATGCAATTGGAGCTTGACAGTCCAACGGTCAGCACAATCATCGTAGTGTACTTTCAAATCGTAAGTCAAACCTGTGAATGGGTCTGTGATTGTTCCGTGTTCGAACACATCATTACGCTTAGCGTAGTCACCTGCATAACGATTCCAAGTGATGAGTTGAACAGCACCTGGAGCAAGTACAGCAAAGTTACCAGCGCCCAAAACTGATTCAGCAAAACGGTCATTGAAGTACATGTAGTCAGTCCAACGAGCAAGGTCAGTACCAGTAGTTGAGTTGCAACAAGCGATTTGATTAACTTTAGCAAACAAATCCAAGTTACCACCACCAATCATCATTGGAGCACCTGATGAACCAACCAAATCGTATTGGTGACGAATCTGAGCAGTTGCAATAGCACGTGAAGCATTTGTGGTGTCTTCAAAAAGCTTAACGCTCTTCAAAGTAGTGCCATCAGCGAAATTACCGAAGTTGGTAGCTTGCAATGCCAACATTTGCTTGTCAAGAGCTACGTTGATAGCGTTCATTTGCCCCATGATAGTTTGTGATACCCACAAAGAATCAGCTTCGCAAAGTTTACGCATTTCGTCCTCATTGAAAAGCAATGAAGTTTCCAAACAATTGTCTACTTCAACGATAGTTTCTTTTGGTTCGTGCTCGTTAGTAGATGTACAGTTGTTTGTACAAGTAAGAGCAACCTCAGCCTCAATACCACGCTGAGCGTAGTTTACTTGAACCTTACGAGACTTGCCGTTTGTAGGAATCGGAAGCAATTCAACTCCCGCTGTGTTTTCTTGCGATACAATCGCATCCAAATAACCAACGCGGTCACGCTTCAGCTGTGGCGCATTGTTTCCTGCAACGTCATTCAAATTGACTTGCAGGTTTTGACATAAACCTTCTGTAAAAGCCATTTTTTTTGTTTTTTAAAAATTAAAATTTGTTTTTTTGGGGTAATAAAAAAAGCCCATCCAAAAGAAATAATTCAATTGAATGGGCTGAATCTTAGCCCCGAATTGCACTATGGTGTGCGAACCCAGGTGAGTGAATGAGCCTCCGCTCCGTTTTATTCTTTACCAAATACCTTCATTGACTGAAGACGCTCTGCATTTGCTTGCGCCTTCTGTAAGTGAGGCAGGTTGAATTTTGGTGCTTCAGAACTTGCTGGTTTTGGTGCTTGACCTTGTGGAACAGCAGTTCCTGCGTTTGATTGTTTTACAACTTGCAGTTCAGACAGGTGTGAATCAATCAATTCATCAAAGGTAATAGATTTTGTGCCATCTTGGTTCAAAGGTTTTAAACCATTTTTAGTTTTTACCTCAATTTCACCACTTTCAAGCACATCATAATCGTATTTTGACGATAAATAGCTCTCAATAGCTGGCAAAATAGCCTCAGGCTTGACAATCAAATCGCGCTTTGCAAGTGTAGAACGCAAAACATTTGACTTTTTAAACTGCTTAATAGCTGATTGTGATTCATTCTCTTTTGCGGGAATTACCTCTTCCAAAAGACGCTTGTTTTCCTTGGTAAGTTCAATCAGCTTGTTTTGCAGCTCTTCAGCACCCTCTGAAGGTGTGCTACGCATCTTTTCAAAAGCAAGATTGATTATTTCGTCAAATCTTTTGTCTTTTACCTCTTCGTTAGAAAGAGAAAAAGTCTTTTTAATCTTATGCTCCATCTTTGAAAGCTCAGTACCACGAACTTCGTCCTTGATTGGCTGAATAAAAGAAGGGTCATTAGAAAAAACATCTTGCATTGATGATTTATAGCTATTCACAAACGGTTCAATGTCCACCTCTTCTTCTGCCGCAAGTTTGGCAATTGTAGAAGATGGAACTCCGATTTTCTTTAAAAATGATTCAATGTTCTTCATGTTGTTGTTTATTTACGTTTACGATATGTACGCTTTGTTTCGACTTCTTCGGAAGACGCTTCTTCACCATCTACATAGCTATCTTCAACTACTTCATCATTAATAACGGGCTTAGGTTGGGCAGGGATTGGCTTCTCGGTCAGAATCTCAAAATTCTTGAATAGACCGCCCTTCTTTAGCTGGTCAACAGCAAACTTGGTCATCACAGCGACCTTGCCTGTCTTGACATTTAAAACTTTAATCTTGTTCATTGTTTAATTTTTTACAAATATAATTAATTATTGTTTGGTTGCAAAGACTCTTCTTCCTCGTCTGAACTCATGTCGTCATCTGAATCATCACTTGTTTCTTCGGCAAGCATTGGAGCTAAATAAGCATCAATCATTGCGAAAATATCACTAATTGGTTCTTCGAGTACAGCTGTTCCATTTTGAGCAACTATTGTTGTCAAAGCTTTGTAAGCATGAAGTGATTTAAGCACATCCTCCTTCTCAATTATACCACTCTGCATCATGGAAATCTTATCCTTTGCGCTGATAGTATAAATAGGGTCGTAACTTACAAGAACCTCTACCAAACGAGAAACAGCCTTATTGCCGCTGAAACGCTTCCTTGCCAAGTCTTTTGTAGTCTCAATAAGGAAAGAAACAGGTGCATTTCGGTCTGTAAGATTGATAATCTCTTGCATCAAATCCCACTCAGTCTTCATTGAGAAGGAAATAGGCTTGATGATATTTGGCGCTTGCGGATTTGTTACATTGCGATAAGCCTCAATATAAACAAGCGACTTGTATATTATCTCATCAAAAATATTGTTGCTGATTTTCGTCAGCTGAGCAAATGAATCTTCTCTATCAATAATCTTAGCAACCCCACTCTGTGCCTCATCAATTAGATTAAGGTGCAAAGCATCCTCAGCTTTCTTGAGCAAAGTTTGCCAAGCATCACCCGAATACTGAATAATATCAACTGGAGGAGTGATAAATCTGATTAGAGGCTCAGTTGATGATTCACCCGAAAATGCAGCATTGCCCTTTTCTCTGATAAACACACCAAATGGAGAACGGGAAACTATTCGACCTGTTCCATTACATCTGCGACACATATCATGCTCCTCATTCTCTGAATCATAGATAATACCATCGCGGCATCCTTTAGCATCACAAGTCTCACCCACTTCTTCCCGATATGGGAACGCAGATGTTGTCATAACTCCCTGCCAATCAGAGTATTGGCGTATTGCTTCATTTGCAAAAGGCACAAATGCACTAAAGTAACTCTCAAAATACTTCTCAGGAGTTAAGTCACCACCAAGAACACAGCCTGGCACTTTACCAATGTTGTGCATGTAAACGGGAATGACTTCAAATTGTATTTTTCGGTCATCGCCATATTGAACATGCTTGTAAAAGCCTACATTAGTCAATGTGTAGTAAACAAGACCTTCGTTTACAATTTTATTTGACTTTTTAATACGGCTTTTTTCTTTTTCATCAAGCCAAGTGATGTTGTTTTTATCAAGATATTTGATTTGTTCCGTAGAGATAATCAAAGGCTCTACATCAACCTTGACAGAAGGATTTATAAGACCTTCCCCAGTAGGAATCCACACAATCCATCCGTTTGGGTCTTCAATCATGCGTGGAACGACAAACTTCTGAATGTATGAGTAAAAGAAGTTCTCATTGAACTTAACTGTACTCAAATAAGCGTTCAGCTCATCACTAACTTGAATTGAGAAGTTGGCGTTTTGGAATATCCGATAAAGTTTGTCTATCGCTTTCTGAATTGAGCCTTTTGTGATTGGCTCATATATCATCTCGCGGTATTTCTTTATTTCAGGGTCTTCATTTGGTCTGCGCTCAGTCAATATCTTGCCTGGCTTTTTACCACGAGTGTGTACGAACATTGTCTCTCGCACATTATACCATTCATCGTAGTAATCAGGGCGATACTTTTTATCCGTAAGGATTATATTTATGTCTTCAATATTTATCATCTGCAAGAAAGTGATTTATTACAATCAATTTTTTCAAAATTAACTTCTAAATACCATTGTGAGCCATTCTCATTGTTTTTATTTATGTCACCTTGAACTTGGTATTCTGTGCCATTCACATAAACATTTTTGCCCGATAAAATACTTACTAAATTTCTGACAAAAGATTCAGGCAAGTGGTGAGTTCTTAATTGCCAAACCTCACTTTTTTGGCTCATAATAGTTTTCAAAGAAGTGTTTATGATTTCCTTAGTGACTGAGAAGTTTGTTTGCTCAAAATAACCAGGAACTCTTATTCTGTTTGAGTATTGAAATGGAGTTCCGTATCCTACTGTAAAGTCTGTTCCATAATACATCTTGAAACAATCATCTTTTGGATATTCTGATTCAATGACTTGGCTTGCATTTTTTTCAGGACAATCTACAAATTTGAAAGGTTCTGAGTAAAAAAACTGTACATTATTAGATGAAGGAAGGCAAGAATTATTAGCCGTAAAATTGAATTTGAAATAAAAACAGTTTTCCAATCCTTCCTGTTCCAAATACAACCTAATAGCATTTAGGTTGAATCGAATCATTTGAATTGGAGTAATCGTTTGATTTCCTGAATAGTCGTATGTGATGTGTTCTCCAATATACTTAAAAGGAGCAATAACATCAAACATCTCCTCCGTTATAGTAAGGGGTTCGTCATCACAACAAGTCAATATTTCAAAAGAAGCAAGAGCAGTATCATTTGCTGGGGATAATAGATTTTCAGGATACCAACCGTGGTCGCAATTTATTGCCGACATATTATAAGGTTGATGAAACTGAAAGTCTATTGTATCACCTTGTTGGTATGGAATCCAAAAAGGCAAATCGTTTCCGCAAAGATTGCAATTCCAAGAATCTGACGCATCACAAAGAACAAGTCCATTTGTAACTATCAATTTACCGCAAAAACCACATACAGAGTTGATTTCATGACAATAAATTCTTGAATTTGGGTCGTCATAAAAGCAAAACTCAGTTGCATCACAGAATACAGCTTTTTTTGCGGAATAACTATTAAAGAGTTGCATATTTCAAAGATAATTGTTTTATGGACACAAAGCGTTTCCTATTTTAAACGTACCAATAGCAGTCATGTTAGTTCCAGTTGTAATTCGAATAGTCCACTCTCCACCTATTGCGGCTCCCCATACAAAACTAACATTACCCGATGTTGAGCCAATTGGAAGAGTTACTTGTGGCACGCCACTAAAGCTCCATTGTCCACCCCAAAACTCGACAATCCTTGTAGTTGGAACATTGAAGGAATATTCAAGAACGTATGTCTGTCCAGGAACAGGAGCTGGCGTTTCTCCAACTTGGCTGACTCCATATCTATATCTGTTTTCGCTTGAATTATTAAATATCAATTGGAATGAATCTCCGACTGTAAGAGAGGCCATGCTTATGCCTGAGCCAGTATGGTCGCGGTGAAATGTAAAATACTCACAAATAGCAGCAGCATCAGGGAAACTAATATATCCGCAGAAACGATATTTTTTATTATTTACTAATGTTTGAGAATCTAAAATAACCGATGCTGTTAATGTTACTGGGTCAAAGGAAGTATCCATTGATATTACACGAGGATTACTTTGTTGAGCCATTACAGCAGGGCTAAAAGCCTCATTATTTTCAACAAGATAAGGCTTGCCATAAGGTTCAGGCTCCATAAAGAATATGAAGTTACCCTCTCGATTTGCCTGATAAGTCAATTTTATACTTTCATAATCAGAATAGCATATTGGCTCTTCAATAGGAACATAAATTCCCGTAGCTGGGTCTATCCCTTCAATTGTAACATCAGTAAGCACTTGGTCGAAACCTGAGTTAGCTGGCTCAAAATCAATTGCACTTACTTTAAAAGCCTTAACCACATTCCAAATGAATGTTTCGCCAACTTGAGGCTCTAAATCAAAACCAAAAACATATTCAAAATAAATATCTTCATTAATCCAAGATTCATCAATGTTATTAGCAAAAACGTATGAAGCAGAAAGAGCGCCAGCAGATGTTCTTAGCATGTAAGATGAGTTGTTGGCAACCAACACCTGACCTGAAGAAGGTGAAAATAAGTTGCTCTCCCAAGGAACTCTTATGTTATTTGTAAAAATGTCTACTTCATTTGCGCCTGAATCTTGAACCACCATTCCACCTGAACCCAAACTTCCTATGCCGCCCAAGTTGTTGAATCCACCAAAAAATCCAGGAGTTCTTACGGATTGATAGCTTGCGTATTGAAAAAATGTCGTCTGACTATTGGTTGGGAAGTTTTGCTTTCTCTTGTAAATGTTTAAGCGAACAGATTGCAGTTGACTTCTCCAGTCAGTCATTATAATACCAATGTCACGCATGCAAAGTATAAAATCGCCTGAAGTAACAGTAACCCGATGGTTTATTCTTTCCTTTCCAACAGGTCTAAAGCAATTTACTGGATGCAATTGCCAATATTGACCAAACTCAGATGTTACTTCAGGTTTGCAATCACAATCTCTTGTAGGTAAATTGGTAACACCTATTTCTTGAGATATGAATGTATTTACCATCGTTCCTGCCGAACCATAAACAATAGCAGCAACCCTATATTTATCATTTAGATTCAGATTTGAATCTACGTGCATAGTGCAAATACAAGTTCCACCACCGCTTGAAAATATTGATGGTCTTACAAGATGATTATCTAAAACACCCGTTCCAGGAAATGTAAACACTCTTGCTCTCGAAGAATCTGATGAACTTAAAAAATCAACATTGTTATCTTCAACGCTTACATTAAAAAGATGAAAGATTACAACGGAAGCAGAATTGCCATAAATAGCAGGTATATCAACTTCAAATCCAATCTGCGTGTTCTGTAAAATTGAAAAATCAGAAACAGGAAGTCCGTTTCTTGATAGAGTGAATGAATGATTTAAAAATTCAGGAACATTATCACCTAAACTTTTGTTGTAAAATCTTGCAGCATAATTTGTGCAAGTATAAGTCATGCACTTAAAAGGAGAAGCATCTACAAGCGTAGCTGGGTCAGTAAGTAAGAAAGCTGCATGTAGAAATTTGTCTTTAATATTGTATACTGATGCAAAAGTGTTTAACCAATCAGTAGGAGATGATATTGTAGACCTTTTAAACTTATTAAGGTTAGGCCAAGTAATATTTGAAAGAAAAGTTTCATAATCTTGGAGCATGTAAAACGTGAACTCAATATTGAACGTTCCGTTTATAGCATTTACAGGTCTAAACTTTACTTCCCAGTTCTTTAAATTTAAAGCATTCATTCCCGCCCCAACAAGATTCATTGTTTGAGCAACTCCATCAGGGTGCGCTCCTGATAGATATTGAAAATAATATTTTGTAGGAAAATCAGAAGTACCATCAAACTCCTCCGCGCAAGTAAAACTGAATAATGAAGGATTAAACTGAATGCTCCATCCAGTTACCAAACCAACATCATACTTCATTTTAAAAACAAAAGTCTTTTGCTCTAAAAAGCTTGCTGTTGAATACAAAAGTTCTGTGTCGCAAAAACCACTCTGAGGAGGCAAATAGTTTCCTTCTGTCTGTATCTCAATATCCAAGCAGCAAAGACAACCGCAAGGCTCTTCAAAAACAGAAGCCGTAACATTAAAATCAACACCACAATAATTGCTTATAGTACACAAAGCACTATTGCTAAGGTCAGTTGGAGACCATGTTAAAGTAAGAAGTCCTATTTGGCCTTGTGAGATAGTAGTTGGATATGGAAATTGTTGGGGTTCAGGACTTCCACATCCACTTGTATCTAAATTTATTAATAATTCACCAATTGTGATGTTATTTACAGTAACAGACTTTGTGTTTGTAGAATTTATAACTGTATCTGTAAAATCAAATGTGGTAGAGTTAAATAATGAAGGTAAATCAACACACTCCATATTGAATGTGTATGGCAACTCATTACCATGCTCTAAGGTGACTAATTGAAAAGTCCAAGCTGACAATGGGTCTGTAACTCCATCATAACAAACTTCAAATTCAAAAACAACAGTTTGCCCAGGGCTTAAAACAGGCCATGATGGTGGCTGTCCTGAAAAACCAACAAAACTCACATTAACACCGCTTCCAGCATCGGTTATAATGAAATCATCAAGAGTAACAGCAGTATTGTGAGTGTTTTGAAATGTCACAAATGTATTTTGACAGCTTACGCAACAATTGAGGTAATTAGTTCCTTCAGGGTCTAATCCACCACTTATTATTTCTAATCTGTGAATTAAAGGAGCTGCTGTTGATATGCCAGTAAACAATAATCCAGCATTACAAGAATAACCAGCGCAATTTAATGTTTGACCTTCATTTAGTGGTGTCCATTCAAAATCTAAATCTACTGTTTCACCAGGTTGAACTGTAACCGCACTTGGAACCATTGTAAGACCAACTGCTCCACAACCTTCAAAATCAACAGTAACAACATAAGGAGCCATTGAGTTATTGGTAAACTGAATAGTTTCAGTCGCTGTTGTATCAGCTGGTACATTTCCAAAATCTATTGAAAGAGCACTAAAAAAGTCGCTTATTTCAACACATTCAGTATCAAATTCATAAGCTTGGTCGCTATTATGCTCTGCTGTAACTAAGGTTATTGAAAAGGCTGAGGTAGGAACAAAATTATAACAGACCTCAAATGTTATTTGAATAGAGCCACCCTCAAAAACTGTATATGGATATGAGATAGGATTTCCGTTAATATCCCATAAATAAACAGCCAAACCATTACCAAAAGATGCTGTATCAATAATTACATTTGTTAGCGTAAGAGGACTATTGTGTTGATTTACAAAGGTCAAAACTGGATATTGACAAAAAGAACAGACACACAATAATCCATTATTCAACCCTGATTCTACTGGGTTCAATCCATCTGTAAGTACAAACCTATGTATGCTCATTTTCTTGCTTTTTTATTAAACGATACCCTTTACAGCAATAGTCCTTTTCAAAAAATCAACGGTCAATTCTTTGACCTCTCCAAATTTAATGTTATTTCCAACCCTTAGACGAATGTTTTTTGAAAAATCTATACCATCAAATTCACCACAATCAAACTCAAAAGTGAAGCTGAAATCGTACATTTTAGCTCCTGGATTCCTTGGATTATTAATATAGTGAAATAAAGTGTAAAGATTATTTGAGTTGTTCTCATTAAACCACATTGGGTAGTTATACAAGCTGTCAACAGGAACTGGCTGGTCTTCAAGTGTTACTTCTCCAACCGAGTAGTTGTAATAAAGATTTTCTATCACAACACCTCCTGTAAAGGCATTAGAATAAAACCTCTGTACTATTGCGTTGTCTACTGGAGATGAATCATCCCATATCAAAAACTTATAGTTAAAGGCTGTATGCTGAGACATTAAAAGCAATGTTTTTGAATCGTCAATTGCGTTTCCAAAAGCCGTGTTTGCAGGAGTATTTGCAGCCCAACCTATTGCGTCAAATCCAGCTAAGTCATCCCTGAACCTCGCCATTCCTGATAGGAATTTGTTATCCATAAATTCAGACTGAGCAGGAGAAGGAGGATTATTCCATTCAACTATGGTATTAAATCTTTCAGCAGCTTCAGACGCTAAAAGGTCAGAACCATCTTGTAAATACTCATAAACACCATAAGCATACTTCTTTTCATCAATCCAAGAAAGGCAAATTCTGTTTTCTAATATTCTACCGTTAAGCAATAGCTGTTCGGCATCAATCCATGTATTTGTATTTGCAAAATAGTCTTTTCTTTCAAATATCAATTCACCATCAATTATCCAATACCTCGCATTGAAGAGAGGCTTGAGATGTCGTTGCATTAACGAATCAAGCGTTTCAATAGGTAGGTTTTCTGTAATCAAAAGACCATTTGTTTCGCTTGGCTTGTACCCTTTACGAACTGGAGCTGAAAAAAGCAAAAGATTGTAATAAGGTGATGAAGAATCGTTAAGTATTGAGCTTCTAAAACTTAAACCACATTTATCACAAACATTTTGAATGTAATCTCTCACGAGCGCGGTTGGATGATACCATTGACATTGAATCATCCTATTCTGCAAGTCATCAAACCACCCAGTTATTTCATCAAAAGCATTTTGAGGGTTAGTCCATTCACCCGCAGCACAATCACCAAACGTACAATCTGTAAAAGGAATAGCACAAACAATATTACAGACAGCTGCTCCAATGGATTGAATAATAACAACCACCAAAGACAAAGGCAATAGAATAATGTAAATAGCAGTATTTATGATTGTGTAAAGACCTAAAAGAATCTCAGCTATTACCTGAGGTCTCATTTCCACACAATAGCGCAACTTTTTTTGTTGTCTATTTAAAAAGCCATCATTTAGATTGTGGTTTTCATAAATAAGTGTTGATTTAACACAATCTAATTCAGGTTGTTTTTCTACGATTTGACAACTAATCCAACACTCAGGTTCACACCAATCAATGCCGCCACCCGTGATTACTCCATCAAAAACAAGTCTGCCACAACACTCATCATAAACTTGTGCGCTCACTTCATTGATAAATCCATTTGGGTCATCAATCAATTGAGCCTTTAAGATGTCATATCCATCCCCATAAAAAGTTAGCTCCGCGCTATAAGACTTGCTTAAAATACCTTGCTCATCATCTTGCCTATAAGTAACGGTAAAATTGTCTACTCCATCTATTTCCCCTGTGATTATTGTACCATTTAACTTAATTATAACTGGTGCTTTCATCTTGCTCTATTGTTTATTCTTTGTTGTTTGTAGCTAATGCGAGAAACAATACCATTGATTCCGTTCTCATCAATTGAAAGCTGCATTCCTTGTTGTTCGCGAATAGCACGTTCAATACGTTCAAGTCTTTCGTCACTTGATTTGCTATTTACAACAAATACCTTATCATTGACTGATTTAGCAAGCTCAGGATGTCTACCTGAGTGAATAGCTTCCAAAAGTGGACGATACTGACGAGTTCTTTGTGCGTTCATAACGAACTCGCCCTTGTGAACAGTACCTGCCTCTTGGAACTGATGACCATCACCCGTATAACCACCCTTTGCGAATGTAGCGGCTGATTGTGCTTGCGCTCTTGCCTGAGCAAAACCAACAGCCATTGCAGCGAGTAATGCAATGATAGTAAATGGACTACCTGGTTGGCTTGCGGCTTTTGAAACAGCGATTGCAGTATTTAAAGCAATTTCAATTACAGCAAGAGATTGTTGTTGTCTTACAAAGCTTGCCTTTTGGCGATTCAATGTATCAAGTCGTTCTTGTTCAGCTTTAAGCAGTACAACATTCCCCTTGTCAGCAATCTCTTTTGCCGCGTCAACCCTTCTTTGTTGTTGAGCAATAGCGGCATCAGTTTGCTTTATCTGAGCATCAATAAATGTAGCGGTGAAGTCTAATACAGCCTGTGAAATATCAAATATTGCCTGTAAGCGAGCATCTCGCTCTTCATTAATAACCGCAATTTGAGCTTCGTTATTGTCTTCTATCGCCTCTGTATCTTTGTTACTTCTATCTCTTCTTTTTTGAGAATAATTTTCTTGAATGTCATTGATGTCTTTTTCTGTTTCTGCATTGATTTTAGTAATCTTAATTCCCTTATCAGATTCTACATCAATGTTTTTCTCAATTTCAAGACGCGTGTTTTTATACGCTTCTTCAATGTTGCCAATATCTATTTGATATTGAAGATTAGCTAATCTTATTTTTTTTGCCTTTTCCTCTTCAGAATCAGAGGACTTTTTTATCAAACCTATTTCTTTAAGGTAATCATCCTCTCTTAGTTTTTTTGCATCATTTACAGCCTTGAGATTTAATGCGTAATCCTCGTCCAACAATGCAATATCAGCATTTCTTTTATCCTCTCTTTTTTTCTTCTCTTGCTTTTCCCTTTCTTCCAAAATTGAGAAATATTCACGTTGAGCGTCTTCAATACCAGTAACAAAAGGGTCTTCAAGTCCACGCTCTTGCACACCACGCGAAAATTGAAATATATTTAGTCTTTTTCTTTCAGAATTTTCTTTTTGAACTGACTTTCGTATTTCATCGTATGCTTTTTGTAATTCCTCCGCCTGAGAAACTTCATCGCCCATAAGCTGTATTGATGTCTTGTACTTTTTATTAAATTCATCAATAGAGTTATTTATTGAATCTATTTCAAAATCAAAGGCAGTTTCACCTGCTGCTTGAAAGCGGAGAATGTCTTTTTCTAATTGTTCTAAATCAACTTTAAGGTCTTCGAACTGAAACTCAGTACCACCAAACTCAACTCTTGGAGCTTTAATAAATTTACCCTTGCCAAATGGATTGTCTTCAAATATGTCCATATAAAACTCATCCATTCCATCTCTAAGTCTATCAAGCGCTGCAAGTTCAGAATCAAGTCTTTGATTTGTAAGGTCTTGATATACTTCTCCAAGTTCATTAGCAAGCTTTCTTCTTGCAACATTGCCATCTCTTTCAATCTCGTAAAGTCTTTTCTCTAAGTCTTTAGCTCTCTTTTCTTGTTCCTGACCACGAATGATTTCAAGTTGCTGTATCAAAACATTCTTCTGCTGTTCAGTAATTTCTCTTCTGCGAACAGACTCAATCTCTCTGTCAATCTCTCTGTTTACGGTGTCTTCATTAATCCTATCAAGCTGTTGTAGCTTAACAATCTCCTCTTCAAAATCGGCAGCATTTACGAAGCTAAACTCAATATCTTGTCTTCTAATGTCTTCATTATTCTTGCGTATGCGGTCAAGGAGTGAAGCGTATTCTGATTCAAACTCTTTGAGTCTTCTTAACGCTTCTTTTGCTGCATCGTCATCTACTACTTTTCCAGTTCCTCCTCCAGTTTTTGGTAATACAAGTTGGTCAAAAGCACCTAATATTCCATAAGATTCAATAAGTTTTTCTACTTGCACATTAAGTGCTTCTACTCCGTTTATTTGATTATTAATAGCTTGGTTAAAAGATAATACGCCCGCTGCTGCGGCTGGGGAGAATGGTGCTATTGAAAGTGCTTCTCCTATTAACAAATTACCTGGCTCTAATCTGCCAAGCTCATCAAGTCTTTGCTGAATTAATGCTTTTGTTTTTTTAAATCCACCTTGTTTCTCATCATCTGATATTATAAGTTCAATTGGAATTTCAAGTCCAGCATCAGAAGCTAACTTTATAAGCTCAAATTGTACATCTGCTATTTGTTCATTTAGCTTATTAATTATTGCAGTAGAAGCCTTTTCTTCATTTACAGCTATAATTGCTTGTTCAACATCTCGCCAAGCATCTTCAAGTAATTTTACATCTTTCTTTTCATCGCCAACAAGTTTAATGCTTGTTTCATATTTTTCATTTACTTGGTCAACTGCTTTTTGTCTTTCTCTTAAAGATTTGCTACCATCTTTGGCTGTGTCAAACAATTTCTTTGTTGCCGCAGTCTCTTCACTAATAGCCTTTTTTGAACTAAGTTCAAACTCTTTAAAGGCCTCATCAGCATCAATAAATCCATCATTAGCACTATCAACAGCGTCGCCATAGGCGTACCAAGCTGATGCTGCCGTAGCCAACAAAGTAATTATTAATCCAAGAGCGTTTCTTGAAAGAGCTGCATTGAAAGCATTAGTTGCCGCTGTTGCGAGTCGAGTACCAGTTGTTAATGCGGCTGTTGCAAGTGTTTGAGCCGTTAATCCTTGAGCAGCAAGCACGGCTGCTCCAGCTTGGAAGGCAGTTGCAATTCTATTTGCAATTTTTACACCTGTATTTATTACGGTAAGCGCAGTATTTTTTACTATATTTAATGAATTAGCAAAATAGGCAGCTGTTAAAGCGGTAGTTGCCGCTGTTAAAAGTGTAAATACAGTTGCATTTTCTCTAATTGTTGTTGGAAGCTCTCTGAAGAACTCAAGTGAAGCCTTACCGAAATTAATCAGGCGGTTATACACAGGAAGCAATCCTTCACCTATTTGACGCAAAAGCTCATTGTACTCTTCACTCAAACGGGCAAGCTGACCCGTAGTAGTATTAGCAAGTGCATTTGTAAGATTAAAAAACTTACCACCCTCACTTGTAGCGGTCTTAAATGCGTTTTGTACATCCTCAAACGTAATCAAACCCTTACGCATCTTGTCTTTAAGCGAATCAAAAGACTCTCCAGTTGTGCGGGATATTTCACTAAGCGGATTGAAACCAGCCGTAACGAGCTGAAGCAAGTCTTGTCCGTACAAACGGCCTGCCGCTCTAATCTGTCCAAATACAAGGGCAAGTCTTTCAAGTGGAACACCAACACCACCCGCAACATCACCAAGTGTTTTAATAGTTGGAATAAGTTCACCAACGGTTACTCCGTATCCAAGAAGTGTTCTTGATGCTTGGAATACATCGTCAACGGTGAATGGAGTCTCAGCTGCAAATCTGCGAAGCTCTTTAATCTTTTGGTCTGCAAGTACAGCGTTTCCTATCAAAGTACCAAATGAAACACTCAATGTCTCATAATTCTTTGCTGCATCTACTGCTGCTCGCCCAAATGAAAGTATAGAAGCGCCAATTGATACTGCGCCAAGAGCCACACCTGTACGCGCAATGATGTTGCGCAAACGCACAAAGTTGGTTGAAGAGTTGGCTACTGATTGAGACAAAAAATTAACCGCTGCCGTAAGACCAATTATCTGTTGAGTAGATTGACCTGTATTGCTGTTAATGTTTATGGGTTGTGGTTGAACGGGAGGCGGTTGATTAGCCCTTGATTGAGCAGCACTAACCTGAGATGTATTGACAGTAATTGTCACTCTTTGCTTTAGCTGATTAATCAAGTTAATCAATCCCTGCAACGCCTGTCTTGCCTGTGATGTCTGTGCTTGTACAGTTATATTTGTCTTTTTATCTGCCTTAGCGAGCGAATCACTAAGACGCTTAACCTCAGCGGTAGCACCTTTGGTATCAACTTTAAGCGAAACAGTCTTTTTACTTAGCTGAGTAATTGCGCTATTAATATTGCTTATTCTACCAGTTGCCTGAGTAGTATCAGCAGTTACCTTAATAGTAGCCTTCTTTTGAATAAGCTCAAGACCGCGTGTTATCTTAGCAAGCTCTTGTGTAGCCTGAGTAGTATTTGCTGTAACTTGAAAAGTAACATTCTTAACTGCCATGCTTTTAACTTCTTAGTGATTTACGTTTTGCGTTGTTGTTGCTCTCTGTATCACTTGATGTTGCCTTGTCATGCGCCTCAGCCCTTTCTTCTGCAATCCGAATATAAGTGCTTAAAGTCATATAGTATTCGTCCACACTTAAAGATTCTAACACTTTCATCTCAGACACCTTATTATCACATATTAATTGATTCATGTGATTGATGTCGTCTATGTACTTTAATATCTCATGCTGAGCAAATGTTTCTTTATTCTTTCCGTGTTTTGGGCGTTCTGAAGCAAATACTCTTGTATATCTATTTCTGACATTTGTGAATAATTCATTGTGAACTCGAACGCCCTTTGGACAAAAAAATTGAAAGCCTCCTTGTTTTGCTTGATATAATCAACTTTCTTTACTCTGTCCACTTCGCTAAAATCAGTTTCATCTTCTCCCTCCAAAACAAAGTAAGCGGCAGCCAGGTTGATGAGCGTCTCTTCTTCACCAATAAAATTCAATCTAAATTCAATTTCATTTAGGATGGCAAACAAATCAACGATTTTACCGCTGTTTGCATGCTCCTTCATCTTCTTCATCAGGTCAAGCAAATTCTGCTTGGTGAGATTCATCTCTTGAAACTTGGTTGCAACCTCAGCTGCAATCGCTCTTTTTGCAGGAATAGTGACTGCGTTTTGAAACTCATACCAATTTCTACCAAGGGCATCCTGAAAAATTGGTGTTAAAGGGATTTTTGAACCTGTTTTTACCACAGATTCTACCTTTACATTCTCTGTTTGTTGTTGTTTTCTCTTAAACCACTTCATTTTTTGCCTTTTTTCTTTGATTTATTTAGTGTTGCCGTGCAAATAGCGTAAGCAGATGACCTGCTCTTGCCTGTTTTTGTGATATCATTCACACATCGTTCAAGTTTCTTTGGCATTTTACGCTTGTTTTAAATATCTAACAAAGTTACTATGAAATGACCACAAATAATAGCGGAAGCAGTCAAGCAAGTGAGTTTTTGTTGCGTCTCTTGCCTTGTCAATCGCACCACTTTCATTACTTTCAACAGCCATAAGGTCGGCAATCAAGAATTGACAGCTTGCATCAATTTGAAAGTCGGGGTGTTTTTCAAGGAGCGAGTTTAAAAGCACCCTTGAGTTCTTAATAGATGGATTGAAAGATGGAACACGGAAACTGCTTCTTGTAATTTGCAGTTGTTCTTTGATAATCATGTAGTAGTTCATCGCCCCTTTGGTCATTGCAGAGCGGTTTGCGCCACTTGCATCACCTGTTACAATGAATGGAACACTACCATATTCCTTTTGAATAGCATCACAAAGGGCAAAGATGTCTGAGTTGCGTAATCTGAACTCTTTGAGTATCCTAATCTTGCCTCCATAGTGCTGGGCAGATATGCAAGTAATCGGGTCTACGTTAAAGTCAAAGGATAAATACAAGTCCTCATTTGGATTGTACTTGATATTTGGTCTAACTGTTTTAGCCTTATCAAAAGCATAAGCAAATGGTCTATCTACATCAACAGCATCCCAATTACCATCAACGAATATTGCCCTTGTAATCTCATCCAAGTTATTCAAGCTCTCAATGTAATCTTCAGGCAACAACGTATTATCAGCCATCGTAGCAGGTAAATAAAAATGCTTTTCTGGCATATTCTTCTCTACATAAGGCTTATAAAACTTTTCCTTAGTCCAATTTTGGCTTGGGTTGCAAGTAATAAAGATGAGTTTTGGAGGCATTGGTGTGATGATGTTACGACCACAGCGCAGAATAGCCTTGTTAAACGTCCTTTCTTGCAACTCTTGCCCTTCTTCAAGGAAAAAAAAGTTACCTTCAAGTCCATCAAACTGCGTCAAATCCTTGTCATTTTGAAAGTTCTCTGAGATAAATTGCAGTTCACTTCCATTCTTAAATATCACAAGCTTATCCTGCTGATTGTATTTCTTGACAAAGTTCTTTGGACATAGCTTAAAAAAACTCTTGATGGAAGTCTTCTTTAGCCTTGGCAAACTTTCCCTGACCACAAAAGACCGTGAGCCAGGGTAAAACTTGGCAAGCATAATAGCAATAGCCATTGTAACATAGGTCTTTCCGCCCCCTGCTGCTCCACCATACATCAAGTAGTTATAATCACCACTCAATGCCGCCCGAATAAACTCCTCTTGCTTAGGAAAAGGTTCAAATGCTACCATATACGCTTTTTAAAGTATTGCCGCTCAAATGAGTATTTATGAAGGCCAAAGTAAGTCTCAATATCTTTCCAATCCCTATAATCCTCCATCTCAAAGTCAAGGATACTCTTATCACGCATCTTAATCTCATAATCAGTCAGCCTTGTTTGGATATACCTATCCACCATCCTAATATTCTCCTGACTCTTGCAAAGAGAACCAATGAGCAATTCAATCTCAGGCACACTAAGACTCAATCTCCCCTTTATATATTTAGGTAACTCCCACATATCAATTCATATAAATCCTACTCTCAAGCTCATCCAAAATAGTACAGAAGAACTCATACTCATCCATCAACTTATCTACTATATGATTTTGGAATAAGCTCATTTCTATCTTCATCAAAACATATTCTATATAAGCGTATGCTTGTAACAAACCACCATGCTCGGCAATAACATTACTCGCATAACGCTTAATAACAGTATACTCTGCTTTGGTCATAAGCAATTAGTTTTAAGTAAACTTAATCACCTGGTCGCCAATCTTAAATACCTGCTCGTCAGCAACAGCTTCATGCAACCCTTCATTGTTCCAACTCATTGGGTCACAGTTCTTTAACGCAAAGATGATAGCAGTCACATTAGGCTTAACAAAGCTCCTCTTCTTGCTCTCAGACCGACCAACAGAATCACCTATCTTATTGAACCTCTCAACACTCTCCGTTTCTTCAATATAATAGCCTTCTATGGCCTTTTCTAAGGCTGTCTGAGCCTTATGTATCAGCTCTGTCTTATATGAGTTTGTTGCCTCTCTCTTAGCGTTTTTATATAGCTCTGCACACTCAGCGTACTTACCGCAGTATTTGTGGAAAGCCCTTTCACTCAAACCCTCCTTGCCACAACAACTCACAATAGTGTAATTACCCGTAGCATAGTGCTCACAGATACGAGCAACCCATTCAATACTCTCCAGCTTCTTCTGTTCCTCCTTATCTATTTTACCGTTTTCTTTCATAGCCGTTTTATTTATTAATCAAAGATAATTCAAATACGCAGAACCTTCCCCTCGGTTGCATAAAATTCCGAACCAAAAGGTCAAGTCCAAATTCCAAAAATAGAGCGGGGGTACATCCTATCCCTTCCGTCCTCATTTTTTCCATGCTACCCCCCCCCTATTTCAGATTTGATTTTATTCGGCCTGTAACGGGGTGCAAATTTCAACGGGCTACATTTCCCCGTTCGTTTACTTTCGTGCTCTTGTTGGTCAAAAAAAGCAAGAAAACAGGGTTTTTAAAAACGAGTGAGCATATGTTCATCGCGTTTTTC